GGGCGGGAAGCGCCCGATCATTTCCGAGGCGGTTGATCGGCGCCAAGGCAGTTTTTTCGGCCGCAGCAAGGTCGAGCCGGTGAAGTACCTGCAATGGAACCTCACGGATTTTTTCAACATGGGGCAGGACAGCGCCATGTACAGCCTGCTCCCGGTGTTCGCGGCGGACCCGGCGAAGAATCCGAATTGGGCAAGCATGGTTATCGGCTTGGCGGCGGTGTGGCCGATTGCGCCGGGGGATTTGAAGCCGGTGGAATTCCCTCAACTCTATAAAGACAGCATGGCAATGTGCGGCGCGATTAAGGCGCAAATATTCGAGAGCATGGACGTGAACGACGCCATGTTCGGAAAGATGCCTCAAGGCAGGAAAAACAATGCGGTGATAAGCCAGCAGCAGCAAGAACAGGCAACGAACATATCGGACGCAGCATCAAGATTCGAGGCCGTGATACTTGATCCTTTGATGGAACGCCTGTTTGAATACGATCAGCAATTCAGGACCGCTAGCATCCTCATCAAGTCGCGCGGGGAAATCGGCGTCAAGGCTTCAATGATTGAAGTGCCGCCGCAGCAATACGGCGAGAAATATTTTTTCCAGTGGCAGGGAACGGAAGCGATCAACGGGCAGCAGCGTCTACAGACACAGTTGGCGTGGGTCAACATCCTCAAGGGAATTCCGCCCGCTCTTTTGGACGGCAGAAGATTGTCCCTCGTTCCGATGCTGGAAGCCGGAACGGAAATGGTGTTCGGTCCAGAGCTCGGAAGCAAAATTCTGATCGACGAAAGAAATCAATTCACGATTCCTCCGGAAGTCGAGGACGAGCTACTCAACAATGGGTTGCCGGTCGAAGTCCACGACGCCGACGACGATACCAAGCACTTGCAGGACCACATGCGCGCCGCGTCACTGACTGGCGATCCGAACGGATTATTCAAGGCGCATCTTATGGCGCACGGTCAGCAGATACAGCGAAAACGTCAGATGCAGATGTCGCAGCAACAACCGGGCGTACCTGGAAGCCCCGGCGGTGCAGGCCAACCCGGCGCTGCCGGAACTCCGAGGCCCGGAGCAGTACCGGGCGGTCCACCAAAGGGGCCACAACAACCGCCGGGCATGGTGCATCCTGATAGCGTCATGGACCCGATGGCGCAGGGACGCGGATGAAACTCCCTGCGCCGTCCTTTCTCGGCGTCCGCGTAGTCGTGGACTTGGATTCCTGTTGGATGGCAGCAAGTCGCGGGTATCTATGGTGGAAACGCATTGTTGTCGGTCCCGCGTTTTTGCGCCTAACGTTGCCAGAGCAGAATGCGGTGCTGTCGCACGAAGCCTGTCACTGCAAGCGCTTTCATTTAGAGCGCCGCTTGTTCAGCCTGCCCTTGTTGTTCCTGAATCCATGTCTCTCGCAGCGCATCGCAGTTTCACACGAGTTCGAGGCCGATGCGTTCGCCGCGCGCCGCGGATTGGGGCCTGAACTGTTGTCCGTCCTCAGGAAACTTCCGCACGGAGGCAACTTTTATCCATCCCGCAAAGAGCGCGAGGAAGCCTTGAAACGAATCATTGGAGAGCAAGCATGATTAGACAATTTCTGACGCTGGGCATCGGTGCAAGTCAGGCAACGATCACGGGCACGCGCAGGGCAATGGGTTATACCCAAATCCTGAATGCGACCCTTGCCGCGTCCACCGGCATCGTCATGCCGAACTTGGCGAACTTCCCCGGCATCGTCGTCGGCTATGCCATGATCCAGTCGAACGGCGGCGCGGTGCGCTGGCGGGACGACGGGGTAGCACCTACGGCAACGGTCGGGATGCTGATCCCGCTCAGTGGAGAACTTGATTACGCAGGCGATGTTGCCGCGCTGCGCTTCATTTCGTCCTCGGGCACGCCGATTTTGGACGTAACCGTCTACGCATAGACCGTGGACCGGCATAACTTAGCGACTGTTTTAAGTGGCGGCCCGTACAACCGCGCCGACATCCGCACCGTCAATATCGGCGGCTTTGGTCCCGCAGGCGGCGGAGGCGGGGCGACTTCCTTCAACCTTCCGCTAAACGACCTCGGCAACGGTATAGTCAACACGGTTCCGGCGCAGTCAGCGGGCTCCCCAACTGGGACGTTCACCCGCGCCTCAGCCAACAACTACTGTAAGCTCGCATCGGGCCTGTGGGCGCCTGTGGCGACCGGCATAGCCCGCGCGCACTATCTAGGCCGCGACACCGCCGTAGGCCAGTACGGCGGCTACCTGAGCGAGCCTGCGGGCGTGCAGCTTATCCCGACTACTCGCGCCATTCGGGATATGACTGATCCAAGTTGGGTAGCAGTTGGCATCACGCCGACGCTCACCGCAACCGGCATCGACGGCGTTCCAAACAGCGCAACCACGCTCACCTGCACCGCGCCAAACGGAACCATTCTGCAAACTCTCGTGGCTGCGGCAAGTTCTAGGACGAATAGCGCGTTCATCAGACGCAGAACCGGCAGCGGCGCGATTCTGCTTAAGCAGGGAACGGCAACTCTGGATATCACAGCGAGCCTCTCCAGCGTCATCTTCACGCGCCCGCAGTTGAACGACAACGAACTGAATGTCGCCTACGGCTTGCAGATGGCGACGAGCGGCGATCAGATTGATGTGGACTTCAACCAGTTCGAGCCGCTCGCTGCAACAGATTTTGCGACAAGCCCGATGGCAAGCGCAGGCGCTGCAAGAGCTTCGGATGCGCTCACCTTCGCTACCGCCGGAAATATCGATCTGACGCAAGGATCGGTTTATGCCGAAGTGTCTGCGAATTACACCGTGGCAACTCCCAACAAGATTGTTTTAGCTGCAACGGTCAATGGCAGAATTCTGCATCATGTCGCTACAGGGGCCACGACGCAGAATGCGATGACCGACGGCGCTACTATCCTGCAGAAATTCGGGATTCCTGACACAAACGGCGTGGTACGCAAATGGGCAAGTTGTTGGGGCCCGGCAGGAATGTTTATCACTGCGAGCGGGCTTGCCCCTGCGAACGCCGCATTCGATGGCGCGATGGGAGCGGGACCGAATCTTGAGATTGGACACCTCGCAGGGACACAGCAATTTGGCGGGACCATTAAAGCCGCGCGCATCTACCCCACTCAATTGAGCAACGCACAACTCCAGGCCTTGACGGCGTGACCGAGCGCAGCCTCACTCAACCATTTACGATAAGGAGATCACGATGGCGCAAATCACACTGACGGCCACAGCAGGCCAAGCCGCAGCCGTGCAGCACGATGTCGGCAAGGCGCTCAATCTCGGACGCGATGCGACGCTCGCGGAAGTCACTCAGTACGCGCGCGACCAGTTCGAAGCGCTTCACCAGCAAATCTTGCGAAACGAATCCAATGCTGCGCTGGTAATTCCGCCGTTGGCGTTGACTTAAATTTGACGCTTTTGCGAATAAAGCGTAGGTTTGTCAAGGTTTTACCCGCGCAACACCACCAAGGAGACCCACATGCACCGCTTTGCAAACACGCTCAAACAGTATCTCACCCTTGGCATTATACAGGCGCCAGCCCTGCAATTCACCGGCGCAATTCCCGATCAAGCCAGTCTCGCCGCGAACATGAACGCGCTTATCCTCAACGGCCAATCGGCGGCGGGGGGCGTCAATTTCGTGACAAGCGCTGCCGCAACAGCGCTTATCAGCACCCCCGGAATGCTGCTCCTGCGCCTGACCAATGGCGGCGCGGTCACAGTTACGATCGACTCAGCCTATAACATCGCCAACAATCTGCCGCAGCCGGACACGTTCGGGCAGAAATTCCAGTTCCAGATCGTCACGAACGCAGCGACCACGGTTGCGACGCCGACGCTATCGGATACCGCCGTCACCCTGGCGGGGACTACGGCAGTCTTGGCGGCATCCTCGCGCTGGTACCAGGGACAGATCACGCAATTGACGTCGACGACCGGCATCGCCACCACGGCGGGCACCACGTTCGTGTCGCTTGCCCAAGTCGGCACCACGAACAATTTCACGGTCACGCTCGGCACGAACGCAATCGTTCCCGTCGTCGGGCAACTGATCTTCTTGAACGTCACGGCGGGCACGCTGCCTTCGGGCTGGTATCCGATCAACTTGGTCACGAACGCGACGTCATTCGTCATCGCCACGCCGCCCGGAACGGTCTGGACTGCGACCGCCGCGACCGTGGGCACGATCACCGTTGCGCCGCCGACGTTCTCCCCGCTCATCACGATCACCGGGATGTGGAGCCTAGTCACCGCGACCGCCGCCGTATAGGTGCGCCATGAAAAACCTCATTTCCCTATTGCGTCACTTCCTGCGCCTGGGCGTCACCTTTCCCATTCCGACCGGCATCGTGGCAGACGAGTCGGCGGCGTTCGGCCTCTTTGGCTTGATGCAAGCCGTGAACTTCACGCTATTCGGCCCGGTGGTGCAAATCACCACAGCCGCAGGCGCGAGTACGGCCGTGACCGCGGCGCAGTTCTGGGCAACCGAGATCGATTTCAATGCCGGCGCTGGAGGCGGATTTGCTTTGCAACTGCCTTCGACTGCTGCATTGATAGCTGCGCTGCCGCTTTCGATACCGTTGGATGGCACCTACGCCAAAGTGCTGCACTACAAGAACAACAATGTCGGGCAGACGGGCACGCTGACAGCCGGGGACGCGGGAACCACGATCACCGGCACGGCGACGATTGCAACCAACATCGTGCGCATTTTCGTCGTCACGGTGACGAGTCCGACCACGATCACCATTGAGAACTTTGGTGGTCGATCGCTGTAACGAATTTTCGACTGGCCGCCGTCAAGTGGCCGCATTGGAGTAGCACTCATGTTGAAGCAACTGTGGGAACTGTGGAAGCTGTATCTGGTGCTTGGAATTGCGGGCGATGATCCGCCTGCGGACGATCCTCCGGCTGACGAGCCGCCTGCGGATGATCCGCCTGCGGACGAGCTCCCGGCAGACGATCTTGATAGCCTGATCGAAACCGTCGAAGCAGGCGGGGACGACAAGGACGATAAGCCGCCAAGCCGGGAAAACGCGGCGATCCGCGACGCGCGAAAGCGTGCCCAGGACGCCGAGGAAGCACGTATCCGCGCGGAAGCGACGCTCGAAGCCGAGCGGCGCATGCGTCAACCGCAAGCCTATTCCGACGACCAACGCCTCTACGATCAGGAAGAAGCAAGGCTCAGAGCAGACGATGCAACGGACCTGGAGAAATGGCAAATCCGCTCGAACCGCACGCTGCGCGCGAACACGCAGGCTGCGAACCGGGCGCTCACCTCCGCCGCCGACATGCAGGACAAGAGCGCATTCGACCGGTTGGAAATCTCCAATCCGAAGGTCTACAAGCTCTACGCCGACAAGGTGGAGAAAGCCTTGGGCGAAATGCGAGGGAGGGGGCAAGATGCCCCCCGCCTAGCGCTCCTGCGCTTCATGATCGGAAACGACGTGATGGAAGGCAAGCTGAAAAGCGGCACCGGAAAGAAGGCATCCACGACCACAAGTGAAACACGAAGCACAATCGACCGGGGCAGGAGTCCCGGAGCGCGTTCCGACGTATCCGGCAAAGGCAGGATGTCCGAGCAGGAAAAGCGCCGCGAGCGGCTAAAAGGCGTGATTATCTGAAAGGATCAACATGAGTGCGTTACGCAGTTTCCTGGCCCTGATAGGGTCATTCCTGACGCTCGGCCTAACGAACACGAGCCCCGGCTTTGCCGCCGACATCGTTCCCTACATCGCCGATGAAGTTCTGCCGCTCGCGCGCAGGCAGCTTGTCGCCTACCAGTTCGGCGAGCCGATCACCCTGGACGTGAACCGGGGCGTCACCTACACGGCATCGCGCTATCAGCGCTTGCCGCTCCCCTTCGCCCCGCTGCAAGAGGGCGTAGCACCCACCGGCGAAGCCATGACCCTGGCGCAAGTGAGCGCGACGGCGCAGCAGTGGGGCGATCTCGTCCGGCTGACGGACGTGGCGAATCTGACCATTTTCCACCCGCTCTTTCAGCAGGCGTGCCAGTTGGTCAGTCTCCAGATGCCGGAAACTCTGGAGCGCAATACCTTCAACACGCTCATTTCCGGGACGCAGGTGAATTTCGCCAATGGCCGGGCGAACCGCGCCGCGCTGATCGCAACCGACGTGATGTCGCCCCACGAGGCGAACCGCATCTTCGGGAGCATGGCGCAGTATGGCGTGCCGCGCTTCATGGGGGACGAGCGCGAGGACATGATGATCGAGGCGGGGGCCTACCGCGACCCGTCGAAATCGCCTGCCATGATGCCGCACTACGTGGCGCTTATGAGCCCGTTGGTTTCTCAGGACATGCGCGAGAATGCGCAAGTCAATACTGCCTGGGCTTTCTCCGACATCAATCGGCTGTACAACAACGAACTCGGGCCCTTCGGCGGCGTGCGCTACGTCGAAAGCAATATGGTCCCGTTCTGGGTGGGGAATGCGCTTGTCACCGGCGTTGCGGGCGTGGCCGGCGGCTTGGCGACGGGGAACTTTTTTATCCAAGTCACCGGGAGCCCGTCGCAGACCTCGGTTGAGCAGCAGATTTTCCAGGTCTCAGGCGCGATTGCCGTTGTCGGTCCAAACGGAAGCATTGCCGTCACACTGCCGACCCTGCCCGGATTCGTGTTCAACGTCTACATCGGCACCACGGCGTCGCCGACGAATCTGGGGCTTTCTGCATCCGGCCCCGGCGTCGGACCGCTTGCGGGACAAGCAACGCAACTGCCGAGCGGGGCGACCGTCATCATTACCGGCATCGGCGCGGCGCAGACTCCGCCCGCAGCACCGGCAACGGGCGTCACTGTATTCCCGACCATTTTCATCGGGAATCACAGCTACGGGCAGGTGCTCTTGGAGAACCCGGAATTCCACTACTTGACCGGCGCGGATAAGAGCGATCCGAACAATCAAATTCGGATTGTGTCTTGGAAGCTATTCTACGGCTCGATCGTGCTTAATCAGGCGTTTCTGGCACGCTGCGAAAGCAGTTCCGCCTTTACGCCCGGTTTCTCCTTTGGCACGGTGTTGACTCCTTAGAATGACAAAGAGAAACGACGAACAGCGCGCCGCTTTTAACGCATATATGCGTCGGTGGCGCGCTGAACATCCTGAGCGCAGAAAGGAGATTGATACGAAATCGAAAGAAAAACATAAGGACAGAGTACGCGCCTACCAAAGAGAATGGATGGCAGTCTATCGCTCTAAGAATCCAGAAAAAACTAAAGAGATTGCGCGTCGCTCTGCGGAAAAGAACCGAGATAAAATTCGGGCGAAAAGCAAAATCAAATATTACTCAGATGTGGACAAGAGCAGAGAAGAAGCGCGTATTCGGTATCAAAAGAGAGCCGATTTTGTAGCTGCTATGAAACTTGCTTCCGGCTGCGTTGATTGTGGATTCAAGGGTCATTCTGCCGCCCTTCACTTCGACCATCTTCCTCAATACGAGAAGAAGTTCAACGTTGGACCGGCCATTCGTTCTAAAAACAACAAAGAGTTGTTTGAAGAAATCGCCAAGTGCGAAGTACGCTGCGCCAACTGCCACGCAATCAAAACCGCACAAAGACGCTGTTATGTCGATTTAGAAAGAAAAGTTGTTCCACGTTTTGAGGGGATGATCGGCTGCGAAATTCCGATTAGCCTTCTCCCATCATAGGAGCACGAAATGCCACGCGGATACTCAGACCCCCCGAATGGAGAACCGCCGGAAACTGTCGCGCGCGTCGCGTCGGTTGCCGGAACGAACGGCGACGACGTAAAGGCGCTGCTTGAGCAGATCGCCGACTTGAAGGCGAAACTCGCCATTGCCGACAAGGAGCGCACGGCATCCGAACAGACCGCGCTGGAACTCGCCGAGCAGCAGGGCAACGGTTTGATGCAGCAGACGACGATTCAGGAAATTCCGACCGGGAAAAAGATGAAAGTGCAGCGGCTCGATCACTACGAGACGACCGGCTACAAAGACGACGGGCGTCCGATCCTGAAAGCGAAGTGGAAAACGGAGGAAGTGCCGACGTTTTTCTACAAGATCGACCTGCCGCCGGTGGGTGGGCTCGGTCTGACGATCAACGGACTGCCTCTATATCACGGCACGGTGTACGAATTCGACTTGGACAGCCTGCGCATGGTCAAGGATTTGGTCCACAAGTCCTGGAAGCACGATGCCGACATCCACGGCACGGACGAGAACGTGTACAGGAAACCCGAGAACCGGCAGATCAGTATGAAGACCGGGCGCATTTCAACTTACCGGGGCGCGTGATGGCCGAGGAAGAACCGACCGTCATCGTCGCCAGTTTCCAAATCACGAAGTCCATGCCGAATCAATCGCAACTCGTCATCAGCGGGCACTTCTACAACAAGGACGATCCGACTTCGATCAATGCGCGCCTGGATGAATGGATTGACCGAGCCGAGAGGCAATTCGAGCGCGCGGGCATGGCGCTACGCATCGCACAGCGCAAGGCGCAAGTCGATAACCTGGACCGGATCAAGGAACGCTATGCGGAAATGGCACAGCAGGTAGAGCAGGGCGTGAAACTGAAAACGCAGCAATTGGCCGAGTATAAGAACGGTCAAGCAAGCATCAACGCCGCGCTGAAAGTCATCAAGCAGATGGACCTGGAAATTGCCGAGACGAAGAAACGGGTAGGGATGGCGTAATGCTCACGGCTGCGCAAATCTGTTCCAAAGCTGCTTCAATAGCGAAAGGGCCGGGTTTCTTGCTGCAAGCGGGACAGGACTTGAATTTGGTCTTGGAAGCGTTGGTCATCGTGTTCAATTTGAAAATGAATCGCGTGACGCACACGCTTACGCTTCCCGCGAACACCTTCGGGCCGCTGCTGTTGCCGCTCGATTACTTGAGGACATACGACCTATTTTTCCCCATGCCGAGCGCTGGACAGCCGATCACTTCCCCCGGCATTCCGATATTCCTGAATCCGATCACGACGGAGCAAATGGATCGCGAATTCAAAGACCCCTCGACTGCGGATTGGCCGTATGAATTTTCTACCGACCTATCCCCGCAGGCAGACAATCCGGCTACGCCGGGACTGCTCTTTGTCTACCCGATGGCTTCCGGGCAACTCGATTTGACGCATCGGTACATGGTGAAGCGCCCTGATATTGCGGCGCCTGAATCAAGCGCGACGATTCCGTGGTTTCCCTATACGGATTATTTGGTTCGCGCCACGGCATGCAGAGTCATGGAATTAACCGGCGATGATCGCAAGGCCGAATTTGAGGCAGACTGTGCCCGCATGCTCCAACCCTATTTGATTTCTGACGGGGACGAACAATCAACCGTGCATGAAATCAAGCTCGACCCGCGCCACTTCCGCACGAATCGCTCCCTGCGCTTGACGAAGAATTCTCCAATCTGACATGCACGATGATCCCGCGCAGCTACAGCATGGATTGCACGCCTTCCGGCATAGTGGATGCGTTCGATTCCAGCGCGTACTTCAAGGGCGCCTGCCGCGCGATAACGAACCTGATCTTCGATCAATCTAACCGAGAAATCGTCGTCTCGCGTCCCGGTGTCACGCAACTCACGAACTTCCCCGGCTTCAACACGCCCGGTTTCGTCTCCATCCAGCAAGTCATCGGCACGCGCATCTACGGGATGCTGCGCACAGCGAGGAATCCCGGTCACGACGAACCATTCGTGTACGACATTCCGAGCGGGCTATTCATCGCGGTGTCGGGCGTGCTGCTGGCGAACACGCCGCTATCCCCTGCGACGGTCGGACCGTGGACCCCGCCGACCATGGCGAACGTCGGCGTATTCGTCATCATCACGCATCCGGGGTTCAGCGGCGTAGGTACGGATTTTTTCGGCGTCATCGACATCACGAATCCGGCTGCGCCCGCGTGGTCCTCGCAAGCATTGACGACGAACGCGCTGACCGTCATTCCAACGAACGTCGCTAACTTCAACAACCGGGCGTACTTTTCGTTTGCCAACAAGCTCGCCTATTCGGACACGCTGACGCTCGTTCGCACGCTGGCGACGCAGCAGTTGACCGTGGGCGACGACGGGAAGATCACGGCGCTCTCGGGCTTGCCAATCTCAACCACGTCGTCAGGTATCATCGGCGCGTTGATGATCTTCAAGGAAAACCAGACGTGGCAACTGACCGGGGACACGGTAACGAGCAATCTGACGCTCACCTTTGCCTCGCTCACCATTGGCACGAAGTCCCCCAGGTCGCTCGCGCAATCCCCGCAGGCGCTCTACTTCGCAAGCGCATCCGGCCCGTACTTCATTGACCCCTTCGGCACGGTGCGCGTGCTCACGCATACGGTTCAGGACACGGACCCCGACATCCAGCAGCCCTTCATCAACGCGACCGAACCCACGCGCACCGCGGCTTCCTACGCGGGATCGATCTACCGCATCTGCATCCCGACGAGAATAGAACCGAGCGCGACGCGCGCCGACTTCTGGTGGGACGAGCACCGCCGCCGCTGGCATGGCCCGCACACGTTCCCGTATGACTGCGCTTCATACAACGGTCTGGACTTCATTCTGTCCGACGTGGCGCATCCGGGGATGCTGATTAAAAGCCAGTCGCAGGGGCAGGCGGGTACGGTGTACGGCGATTTGGGCGTTCCGAACGCATCCACCGTGCTGACCTGCACTTTCCCGAAGACCAACCGCATGACGCAAAAGCAGGTGGTCGAATCCACCCAAGAACTCTCGGCCTCGGGCGGCTCCGTCGTCTACAACATCGACGCGATGGATGAGCAGGGGAATAGCTTGGATTCAATCGCCTTGAGCATCACACCCGGCGGCTTGGTCTGGACCGCTTCGCCCGGCCTGCCACTGTGGGGAGGTGGCGGAGTGTGGTCCAATGCGTTCAAGATTCCGCACGTCTATTCGCTTCCATGGACAAAGCCGCTCGTGTTTCAGAAGATGGCGATTCAGATTACTTCAAGCCCGTCATCCAACACGGTGCAGATCGGGACGCACTTCGCGCGCTATCAGGACACCGGATACATGAACCTTACCGCACCGAATATTCCATGATTTCACTCCTGCGCGAATTCCTCTTCCTCGGCGTCATCATCCCGCCGCTGCCGAACACGATTACGAACGGGCAGACCATTGACGCTGTGCCCGTCATGTCGAACTTCAACTGGATCGTCAGCAACGTCAACACGAATTCGTTCGATCCGACCGCGCCCGGTCCGATTGGCGGCACGACGCCGGGAGCGGGAACATTCACGGCGATTGTGGCGAACGTGAGCGTTACCGGCGGTACGGGGACGTTCAGCACGCTAGCTTCGACCGGTAATATTACTTCGACAACGGGCAATATCGTGGCGACGGTGGGCTCTCTCGCGTCAGGGTCAGGCACGACCGGGGTTGCGATCGGCCCCTATACCGGAGGCGCCAATTTCGCTATTTATAGCACCAATGTCATCGCGTCAAATTCCAATTTCACGCTTGCAGGAAACGGCGCGACCAACACTTTGAATGGTACGGCTTCCGTTAATTTGTCGATCAACAACAACATGATCGTAACTGCTACGGCTACCGGTGCGGCGGTTACTGGCAATTTTTCTGCAACCGCATTCAGGGACGATGCCGGCAACCTCCTAATCAGCAGCACGAATCCGACGATTGCAAGCGGCTTCGGAACAGGGCCGGCGATTCTAGCGAACAATACGGCGGCGTTCAAAGTCACTGTTGGCACAGGCGGACTGGATTCAACCGGTGTAATCACCATGCCGGCCGCGCCTGCCGGATGGGCCTGCCACGTTCTAAATCTGACTGACACAAGTACCGCGCACATGCTGCGCATGACGGCCATGAGCACGACTTCGCTGACGGTCACGAACTCGATAATCGGCGGTGGCAATCAGCCATTCGGCGTTGCAAATGTGCTGCTGTTTCAATGCACGGCCTTCTGACATGGACGATACGAAAGCCAATGCCGTGATACTGGAACTCTCGACGCAGCGCGATTGGGCGCTCGCACGCTGTGCGAATCTGATGGCCGAGACTGCCGCACGGTGCGCGCAACTGGATGCGGAAATCGCCGCGCTGAAAGCGAAGATTCCTCCGAATGCGCCAGCCACAGCAGAATCCTGACCATGCCGAAGAAAGCCAACGCCTTCTTAATTACGGGCTCTCCGCGCTGCCGCGCCGCGTGGCTGTCGGTGCTGTGCTCTACGGCGAACGCTCGTTGCTATTACAACCCGAGCTACGGCTTCACCGACCTCTCCGACCTCGAACGCCTGTACGAATCGGATCACTACAAATTCGTCGGCGCGGCCGATTCCGTGCTGGCTCTATTCCTGCCGCAAATCCTCGACACGATCAAGCCGCGAACGCTCATAGTATACCGGGAGCCGGAAAAGCGAACTCGTTACACGAAGCAGGCATTTGAAGCGATGGAAGCGGTCAAGAATCACCCGCTCGTGCTCTGCGCGCCGTTTGAAGCGCTCGCACACAAGCGCGTCATCCAGAAACTATTCTGGCACTTGCTCCCCGGCGAGGCATTCGACGAAGAACGCTATGCGCAACTGGAGAAAATGCGGATCACCGCAGACCCCGAGTGGGCAGCAGCGGAATACGTGAAATGCAGGCCGCAACTCGAACGCTTCATCCGCACGGCTCAGTGGCAGGCCGAGACGGCCTAAGGACAGAATCATGGCGACATTCGACAATACGACCGGCAGAATGATTCAGGACGCGCCAGCGGGCGGGATGGATATGCAAGGGCTCATGCAACTGCTTCAAGGCTTGCAGTCGCCGCAGGTATCGGCCACGGCGGGCGGGATGCAGCAGCCGCAGGCCAATTCAGGGAGATGGATTATTCAGGGAACAGCAGGGGGTAACTATCACTTACCTCCTGGGATAGCTGAGAAATCTCAAGCCTATATGCAGGCAAAGGGAATTTATCCAACTGAGAATGATGCTGTATTCATCAATGATGCTACCGGCGAGGTAAGTCTCAATTCTCCCCCGCCTGGGCAACCTTCATGGAATATTGACCGTGGTGGTAATCCAGTCATGGTTACAGACGGGGCTGGAAATATCCAACAGGGTTGGAAGGATGTCCTATCTGCGAACCAAGAACGAAACTCCAATCCTTTTGGTCCTGGCCTCGGCGGCATCCTTGGCGGGCTCGCGGCGGGCTCGGCGTTTCTGCCTGCACTGGCTGGCGCGGCAGGGGCCGCTGGAGCGGGAGCGGGGGCAGGTGGCTATGGTGCTGCTCCCGGCACGCTCCAAGCTGCAAATGCGGTAGGTGCGGCCGGTGGCGATGCCCTTGGATCGTTCATCGGAGGCAATACCGCGAATTGGGGTCTTGATGCCGCGACCGCAGGCGCAGTTGGTGGTGGCGCTGGCGGGCTTGCGGCGCAAGCTGCCCCCGGCGCTGGAGCGGGCTCGGGGGCGGCGGCTCCTGCCGCGGGAACAGGGGCAGGCGCTGCTGGAGCGGTCGGCGCGGGCGCCAATGCCTTACAGGCTCTCGGCCCCTTAAGCACCCTCGCTTCCGGAATAGGGGTTGCGGGCGGACTCCACAATCTCCTGAATCCGGTCAACCCCGGCGCAAACCAGAACCTAATCAACGCGGGAAACCAGACCTTCGCCGCGGCGCAAGACCCGCAGAACGCACTATATAACCGCACGCTCCAGCAGGTTCAGGACCAAGCGCGGCAGGCAAGCTCGGTGCGCGGCATCGGGATGTCGCCCGAAGCGGCCGGAATCGAGAATCAGGCGACCTCGAACTTCAATATCGACTGGCTGAATAATCAGTTGAGCAGGATGCTCGCAGGACTTGGCGGCATGACGGGCGCCTATGGCGGCTCTGTGCCTCAGGCGCAATTGGGCCTGAACCAATCGGCCTCGGGCACGAATGCGCTTCTGACCGGGCTCCAGGGCTTGAAGCAGAACTACAATCAGCCCGGTTCGTGGCTGAGCAACATCTTCGGCGGGAGCACGGCGAGCGCAGCGCAGCCGTCGCTGTACAACTCCGTGGCGACCTAGGCCATGCCGAACTTTTCCGGGGCCGCGCAAGGCTTCCTCGACTTCAACCAGAACCAGCAGCAGCAGCAGTACCGGCAGGCTCTGATCGCCGAAATGCTGCAAAACATGGCGCTGTCCAAGCAGAAGCAGGACGCCGCGCTACAGCAACAGCAGTTGCAGGCGACGGGCGCGAACTTGGCCGGAAATGCGCTGCCGCAACTGAGCCCGCCGCCCGCGCCGCCGCAGAACCCGAATCAGCCGCCGGCGATGCCGCCCGGACAGGCGTCTATGCCGATGCAGCAACCGGGACAGATGCAGGCACCACCGCTGCAAGGCGCACCGCAGGGTGGACCGCAGATGTCGATGGCGCCCGGCATGCAGCCGCAGCCGATGCCGTGGAAACCCATGCCGAAAGAACCGCCCGGAGGCGGAACACCCCAACCCGGCGGAATGCAGCAACTTGGGCCGCCTCCAACTCCGGCTGAAAGCGTGCGCCAGGTCGATGGCGCGATTGAAGGCGGGACGGTCATCCCGTCGAAAAAGCTGCCCGATCCAGCGACGCTCATGCAGCAGTGGCAGAAGGAAGGGCATACGGGCGCCGAGATCATGGCGGGCCTCGACGCCTACATGGGCGTGTATTCCAAGGTGCAACAGCAGGAAGTCGAAGGGCTCAAGCTGCAACTGAAATTCAAGGAAGATCAGCAGAAGTTCAAAGAGCAATGGCTAAAGGATAACCGCGAAGAAAGACGGCTGACGCAGGCAGATACGAGAATCGAGCAGGCCGACAAGCGGGAAACCGCGCGGGAAGCCGAAGCGGTCAAGCGTGACGTGATGGCCGAAAAGCGCATGAATGCGATCATGGCGAAGCAATCGAGTGGGGCAGGCGGCGCATTAGAGCCTGAGGACTTGAAGTTCATGGCGGGCCAGTACCGGGCCGGGGACAAGTCCGTCATGCAAAACCTTGGGCGCGGTGTTCAGGGGTCGAAAAACATCATTGCCCTGCGCGGCGAAATCCGAAAACAATCTCTGGCTGCCGGCGAGACCCCGGAACACGTCGCAATCCGAATCGCCGAATTCGAGGGCTTGAAGGCAGGGGAGCGCACAGCAGGGACACGGGAAGCGCAATTGGGCTTTGCCGCGCACGAGCTCGAGCAATTCATTCCCCTTGCCCAGGCAGCATCCGAAAAAGTTTCGCGCACCGCCTTCCTTCCGCTCAACCGGCTTATCCAAATGGGCGAAAACCAATGGAGCCCGGAGCAGGCAGCTTTTGTCGCCGCCAATCGCGCGGTCATCAATGCGTTTTCTCAAGTGGCGTCGCGCGGCGTTCCGACCGTCCACAATACGGCGGAAGCCGAAAAGATGCTCAATACCGCTGGCTCCCACAAGGTCTATAAGGCAACGCTCGATCAGTTAATGGCCGAAGTGAAGGGTGCTTTGAAGGCGCCTGGGCAGGTGCGGGAAGACTTGGCCGACCGGGGAACGAAGCCAGTTGCACGCGCCGAGCCAGGGCCGACCATAAATCAGCCATCCAAGCAGAAAGCAATCAACTGGAATGACCTGAAATAAATGGACGTGCAACTGCCTGACGGAACCACCGTTCAGGGCGTTCCAGACGGAACGTCCAAGGCGGAACTCGCGCAGAAGCTCAAGGCGAACGGGCGCGATGTTCCCGATGAATGGCTGAAACCCGCGAAACAACCGGGAGTCGCAGAACGCGCCTACGATGCCTTCAAGAACGTGCAGGCAGGCATCACGGAACCCGCGCTTTCTATGGCTACCGGGATGCTCGCAAAGCCAGTCAGCGACGTGGCCGGACTTGGGATGCTGGCCGCAGCCCCGTTCGCCAAGGTGGACCCTTCCGGGTTCAAGGATTACGTGCAAAGACAACTTACCTTTGAGCCGAAAAGCTCGGCTGGTAAGGCGGTCAACGAATACAACCCGCTGGCGCTTCTGGGGAAGTTGACGGATTTTACTGGAGGTCAGGCCGAGCGTGGAATCAACGCAATCCCGCTTCCTCCGGGCGCACGGCCATATCAGGAAGCGGCAGGGCGCGGTATCCACGAAGCCATCAATCAGGCACCAGGACTGCTCGGCGCAAAAGCAGGCGCAAAGATACAAGAGGGCATTCCGGCAAAGCAACGTGCGCTCGACGTGCAGAGGGGGCTGAATGCGCCGCTGGATGCGATCCGTGAGCGCTCGCAAGCCGCGCAACTCACCACGCCGCCGGAAGGCTCAACCTGGATCGCAGGCATTCCCGGCATGGCGAAAGTCGGACGGGTCATTTCGGCCGCCAATCAACCGGAGTTCAATCGCCTCATTGCAGAGCAGTTCGGCTTTCCCGAAGGCAAGGCGCTTACCGCCGATGCGCTCGAACAGGTCATTCGCGAAAAGGGGGCGGCGAAGCAAGCCTTGGTCGAATCCGGTTACGGTCCCTACGGCATGGATCACGTCATCAACGCGCCGGAGACGAGGAACGTGCGCCAGGTGGACAAGCAGGGGCGTCCGATCGACTTCTACAAGCGCGAGGATACGTTCGGCTATCCGTTTGAAAAACCTGCGCTCTTGCCGGTAACGGGGGAATTCAAGAAGGCGCTGCAAAAGCCCTTGTCTCAGATCGAAGCGCAGCTTCTGGAATCCCCCGAAACCTTCAAGTCGCTCAAGCCATCGGCGTCCATCCTTAGAGAGTGGATCAAAAAGGACGAAATCGACCCCAAGCAGGCGATGAAGTCCATCGACTCGCTGCGTTCGGACGCGCAGACGAACCTCAAATCGGTCAAGCCGAAAGACCGGCAGGCCGGGTTCACGCGGCTTGAAATCGCAAACCGCTTGGAGGATATGTTCGAGGACAATCTCAAGGGCGATCCTGCCAAGTTGAACGCATTCCGCGAGGCGCGCAAAACGCAGGCGCAAGCCTATGACGTGCTCAAGGTTATCGACAAGGCCGGGAACGTGGACGCGCAAAAGCTCGCAGTGCTCTCGCGTCGCCGCCCGCTATCGGAAAATCTCAAGCTGGTTTCCGACTACGCCGAGACGTTCCCCAAGGGCGCGAAAAAGGTAACGGAGGGGATACAGGCCGTCAGCCCGTTCGATTGGATGTTCGGGCTTGGGGCATTGGCATCGGGCCATCCAGGCATCGCCGCCTCTGAAATCGGGGCGCGCGTTGCAATTCCCTCGCTCATTGCGCGCGGAATGCTGCAAAATAGAACTCCGTCGTATCAAGTGGGTGCTGGCCGAACAGCGGCACCCTATTTACTACCGGCCGCTGGCGCGGCAATCAGCCAGCAACGCGACCAACTGGAGAGCCCGCCATAATGTATGACTTCCTGCTGTTGTTGTTTGGCTTCACTGTCGGCATACTGTCCTTTCTGTATTTGCCAGATTGATGCGCCGCCTGAATGATTCCAACTATGGCGATTGGCGACCGCGTAGTTTGCCCGACGTGCAGGGCAATGGTTGCCACAGTCAATCATGTGCGCAAGGGAAGCGGGTGTTATAGCGACCTGGATTGGATAATCGATCCAGCGCTTGCGTTCGGGCACTGCCAAAACTGCGGGGATTTGTACTATGTCGCCCAGAAGTGCGCGTGCTCTCCGCCGTCGATGGTGCATACCGAGAACGGCTGGCGGCTTACCTGCGCATGAAAATTTTTCTTCTGGATACCGGGAGCAACCTGCTCGACTTCGCCATGCGCTCAATGGACGCAGGGCATGACGTGCTCTGGTACGACCAGCCGAGAAAAAAAGATGGGTCCGTCCGCATGGCAGGGCGCGGCATCGTGCCGAAGTTGCTGGACTACGACCAGATCAGGAAGAAATGGCTTGGATGGGCGAATCTGATCGTTTGCGCAGACAACACGCACTATCTCGACATGCTGGAACCGTTCAGGCGAATCGGCTTTCCCATATTCGCGCCGTCAAAGGAAGCCGCCGAACTCGAGCTCGACCGCGCCGCCGGCCAGAAAGCATTCGCCGACTGCGGCATTGAAATCATTCCGAGCAAGACTTTTCACGATTACGATGCAGCCATTGCCTATGTGAAGAAAGAGGGCTGCGCGATGGTTTCCAAGCCTTCGGGGGATGCCGACAAGGTAATGAGCTACGTCAGCCGCAGTGCCGCCGATCTCGTCTATATGCTCGAACGCTGGAAAGACAATCCTAAGTGCGTCAAGGACACGAAGGAACATGGCTTCATCATTCAAGAAAAAAAAGAAGGCTGCGAGATGGCGGTAGGCGGATGGTTCGGGCCTGGCGGGTGGTCGAAGTGGATATACCAGAATTTTGAACAAAAGAAGCTGATGAATGGTGATCTCGGCGTTAATACGGGCGAGCAAGGCACGCTGTCAATGTACGTTTCCGAATGCAAACTTTTCGATACGATGCTCAAGCCACTTACGCCTGTACTGGAGCGCATGGAATACGTCGGGTACATTGACGTGAACACGATCATTGACGACAAGGGCCAGCCGTGGCCGCTGGAACTTACCATGCGTCCGCCGTGGCCTGGTTTTCACAATCAGATGGCGACGCACGAAGGCGATCCGGCGCAATGGATGCTCGACTGCTTGAACGGAAAGGACACGCTCCAAGTGAAAGAAAATCAGGCGTGCATTTCGATTGTGCTTGCGTTGCCTGACTACCCTTACAGCCACTTCACGAACAAGGAAGTCAGCGGCATCCCGATCTATTACGCGGTTGACCGCGAGCATGTCCATTTGTCCGAAGTCATGCTCGGTGAAGCGCCGGTTCAAGTCGGGGATAAAGTTGCCACGATGCCATGCTACGTGTCCGCGGGAGATTACCTTTTGGTCTGCACTGGCACAGGCGACACGATCACTGGGGCGCGGAAATCGGCGTACTCCGCAATCAGGAAGATTCAGGTTCCCGGCGATGCGTTCTACCGGACGGACATCGGTGCGACGCAACGCCTGCGCGACGGGATACCAAAAATCCAAAAGCACGGTTTTGCGCGAGGGTTCAGATTTTGACTACAGCGGATGTTGTCGCCACGTTGACCGAGGATAACATCAAAGCGGCGCTGATCGAAGCGCGCGGGGATTTGTTTGTCGCATCCCAGATGCTCGGCGTTACTGCTATACGATTGGATCGAGCAATTCGGGTATCGGATGTTCTGCAAGCCACGCAGACAGTAATTTACTCTCAGCCCCAAGATGCAGAGTTTGATCGTATTTCATCGGAGGAACTGGAGCGTGCGGTATCTCGCCGTCTCGCTCTGTATCGGGTAGATGGCCTAGATGCTCTTCATGATATTGCGACAATGCCGATAGGGGAAAACCCTGCGCTTGTCGCGTCGAAACTCGGCGCCGCAACTCGGCTCGCTGGCGGGCTTTCAGAAGGCGTCGGCGGTTCAGAGACATCTGACATACTCCGAGAGTTGAATGCGGCTTACCATGCGAGTGCTCCTAAGATCAGGATCGTAAGACAGACGATGACGACGGTCGAAATGGGGCCTGAGGAACACGAAATTCCGGCAGAGAATCCACCATCGAAATAACCTGCGCCAGTTTCGCCGCCGCCGCCGCGTGCTCGGCCTCGATCTTGTCGTAATCAGGCGCAAGGCCGTCCAGAAAATAAAACGACGTGCGCGCCTTCTGCTCCACGCAGCCAGAGCGCACCAGCGCACGTAGCGCCACTTTCCAGAAGCGCACGGACTTCGACAGGATGCTGTCTTTCGCAAGGCACACGTTTCCGACGCGCGGCAGTTCGTTCCGAATGAACTCATACATGCCAAGCAGCGTATGGTCTTCGGGCTCCACGCGCGGAATCAACTGGATCACGCGGCAGTAGCGGCGGCCTGAAAAGTGGCGCATCGCTCTGGATTGAATCGCCTTCTGCCCCATGATGTTGACGCCAAGTTCCTTCCTCAAAATATCGTCGTTCATCGCCCAACAGCCCGCAGTCGGGATGCCGCACGCCTGCGCCACGGCGAGCAATTCCTTTGTGGCCTTCGATGCCGATACGATCTGGATGAACCGCTTGCAGGCTTTGCCGGTGGGGAACAACGTGAACAGCAATTCCTCATGCGCACGCCACACCGGCGGCCGAAAGATCACCAGAAGCGATTCTGCGTCTACCGTCGTTCGTTCGATGTCCTCGACCGACAGCGGGCACTCGGCGAGCATGCACGCATCGTAGGCATAGCGTGGCTCGCGCTCCTGATAGCGCCGTTCCCGCAACAGGTGAAGGTTTCTCTGGTAATGCCGGTAGTTGATAATCGTTCCGTTTTCAATCTGCCAGCGCGCGAATTCTGCATCGAATGCGGGATCGTTGCGCCCGAGGAAAGGGCGGATTTTTTCGAGCAGCTTGACCCGGATCCGGATCGGGCGCTCAACGATGTGGATGGCACGCACCATGACGCGGTTATACGCTGCGTCTAAAGCGAGGATTGTTTCCTCAAGCCGATTGGTACGAAAGGTAGGGATCACCACTTTCCCTGGGTTGCTAGGGTGCCCAATGGTATAATGAGTTTTACATATTGTCAAATCAGGGATTCCATTGATGCGCCGTCGCTTTTTCTATACTTCGGCGCGCGACTGGTTCGCCCTTGTCGTCACGCTGATATTTACGGCATTAGTCTGGTTTCTGCGTTTGCACTACGCGCAATAGCATGGACATGCCTGGGCTCCGCGGGGAAATTGTACGCACCGCCGTTATGGCGATGACGACGACGATTTTGGGCTTCGTGGTGGCTGGCGTTACCGGCGTTTTCGGAAAGATCGACGCTATTGCAGACATCAAGAAATCGCAGGATGCGCAGGCCGCCCAAGTGCTCGTGTTGAAGGAACAAATGGACAAGGCCAAAGACAATGCCAACGATCTTAAAAGCGCTATCGTCGGATTTTCCGCTGAGCACAAATTTCTAATTGAAACGGTAAAGGAACTTCGAGACGATCTGGCGGCGGCGAGGCGCGCACGTTGATGGATGAATCGGCTAAATCCCAACTCTACGCCGCCGTGCGTGCTGTCATGTATTTGATCGGGGCGACAGGGATAGACCTTGCACACCATTTTGGCAACGAAGAGACGCAGATGCAGATTGCGGGGACCATCGTATTTCTGGTGGCCTATGGGCTATCGGTGTGCGACAAAATCCAGATCAAGCGCAAGATCGGTGTCGCTGTCAATGTGGGCCTGACCGCGGCGGATCGCACCACGGGACCGACGCCGCTTGTCACCCCTGACGACGCGCAGAAGCTGATAAAAATTATCGCCCCGACGCTTCCCGAGGCTCTCCCAAATCCGCTCTCTGAACACACTTGATGGACAGCCATCCTATTGATTTTGCTTTTTTCGGCTGTTGGGATCAGTCGGGACACTATATGTTCTTGCCCGACAAAAGCCAAGTAAGAGACTGCGAACGCGGCGGAATACCTACTGAAGCGCAACTTGATGGATCGCGTTTGTTCCTCCCATATCCTGAACGTGTTGGCGAAGGCCGCGTAACTTATTTACCGGCATTGAATGTCACCGTTATGTCTTGGTGGAATCGGGTATTTGACGAACGCGGTGCAGTAAATTCTCATGTAATCTGTAGAGGAGATCAAAGAGTATCAACGATGTGGAATGTGTTTGTATCGCGTTTCCCTGATTTAGCTAAGCATCACACGAAACCAATCATCGCTATAACGTATTGATGTTCGCTGCTGAAAAACTCGCCGGCCATTAAAATGCGCGCATGTCCGCAAATCCGCGCCCCGTCAGCATTGACCGCTACTTCTGCTTCGAGAGCGGCGGCGGGTTCATTTTCTCCATCGTGGGCAAGACGAAAGATGGGCGTGACGTTGTGATTGGGCGCACATACCGGTATCGGAACCTGAACGACATGATTGAGTCTGCGCGATTGGTGCGCGGCAAGAACACCGAAATTCCGATCGTTTGGAACGGAAAGAGTTTTTAGGGATGGTTCTGAGCCTTGAGAACATGGCAATCGCCGTCGCTGCCTACGCGCTCTGCTGCGGCGCGGTCATGCTGCTGTGCAAGTTTTTGAAGTGCTGAGCCGACAAGAATTCCTTGTATGTTGAGGCAGTGCGGTTATATCCGTTGGACCGACATCGGCATGGCCGTGATCGCCGCGCTGCTCTTTGTGGCCTTGCTTGTCATGCTCGCTGAACACTGATTCGACCGCGCTGGCCCGGAAGGCCGCAGCTTGAAAAGGAGGAAGCAATGAACGGAGGAATCGGATGGGCGGTAGAGCAGATGCGTGACGGGAACAAGGTCACTCGCCCAGGATGGAACGGAAAAGGACTATGGCTCGAATTACAAGTACCTGACGCCAATAGCAAGATGACGCTGCCATACGTCTATATAAACTACCCGGCAAACGCGGCAAATACCCCTGGCGCTTGCGTGCCGTGGCTGGCGTCGCAAACAGACTTACTCGCAAGGGATTGGGAAATCGCAACATGAACGTCCTGCGCCAAATATGGACCATCCTCGCTTCGGTGTGCCTCGCCGCTGCGCTTGCCGTCGCTGTGCCGCAATTCGGGGGTTGCGCGGCGGGAACCAACGGCATGGGCAGCGTGTTGCTTGCGCCGGACATCGACACCTTCAATAAAAGGCTAGGCGCGGCTTACGTTTTGAATACCGCTGTCAGACGCGCATCGGTGTCCTTGATGGATGCAGGCAAGATTAGTGCTCAGGACGGCGAGAATACGATGGCGGCGAACGACGTGGCCAAGGCCGGGCTTGACCTGGCTGCCACTATGAGCAAGATCGATCTGGCCGCGGCCGACGGGAAGCTGAACGCGGTATCCGCGACTCTCATGGCGCTTTCGGCCTATCTGACGGCAAGGGGTCAATGATGGGACCGGGCGAGATACTGGCACTGCAAATCATCCTCGGCTTGGTTGACCGCGCTGCCGCGTATTCGGCGGCGCTGGCTAAGGCCAAGGCCGAGGGCCGCGACCTCAGCGAAGCCGAGATTTACGCTCTCGCGCAGGATGACGACGTAGCGAGGGCCGAGCAAGTCTTAGCAATCGCCCGGCGGCGAGCGCAGGAAAAGACGGCAACCACGTGAGTTTTACGGCGTTCGGCGCAGTCTACCGGGCGGCGGCAACGCTCTTGCCTGCCCCTATGGACAGCATCGAGGCCAAGGCCATGATGTTTGCCATACCGATGCAAGAAAGCCGGTGGGATGCGCGCCGGCAAATCGGGGGTCCGGCGCGCGGCTTCGCACAGTTCGAGCTATCCGGGATCCGGGGGGTACTGAACCACGCGGCAAGCGGTCCGCTGATTCGCGCGGTGCTCGACCGGCTCGACTACGATTACAAACCGGAAACCAGCTTTACGGCTATTGAGCACAACGATGTGCTCTGTCTCGCCTACATGCGCTGCCTGCTATTCACCCTGCCCGATGCTCTGCCGGAGCAGGGGGAGACGGAAGAGGCGTGGGTGCAGTACCTCGAAGCCTGGCGCCCCGGAGCGCCTCGACATGCGACGTGGGCCGACTTCTACGCAGCGGCTTGGAAAATGGCGCTCGCCTGATCGCTCACGAATAGCTCTGCTCAATAGCATTCACCAGCGCCAGTTCGGCGGCAACGATGTTCTCCCGGCCTTCCGAATGGATGAACGCCTTTGCCGCCTCGGCGACGGTGCGCAGGCGATTCAGTTCCGACTTTTCAACCAGAATTGCTTCAATCAACTGTTCTTCCAGTTCGCCGGTACAATCTTCGCCATCTTGGCCGGAGGCAGGCGCAGTATGCGGATTCGACCCGCTGGCGCCTAGGTTCGCCCCGTCATTATCGGTCTGCGCCGCCCCCGGTTCTTTGCCTGCGTGCGAGTACATCCTGGTTGTTAAATCTGGCAGAGTAATAGCAGACTCGCCTGGATCCTGTTCTTGCTTGGCGCGCGGGGCGAGGGCGCGGCACTCCCGACCCTTGAGACTTTCGATGCAGCCGCATTTAGGCCATGAGCATTCTTTTTTGGCGGCGGAAGGGACGAGGGCGTCTATTGCATCGATACAGGTAGCAATAGCAGCGTTCCAGACATCGTGTTCAGCACAACTCGAATCGTTCTGGTAATAACACTTGTTAAGTTCAAGGACGCACCGCTCCCGCTCCGCCTGCGTCACAGTCGCTAGCTGGCGCTCAAGCTCGTGAATCTTCCCGCCTAAGGTTGCCAGCGCACGATTAGCCGATGTATTCGCTTGGCGTTCTTTGTCAAGCTCTCGATCTGCTGTAGAACGTTGCTTGGTGATTTCCTCCACCTGGGCGCGGATCAGAACGGCGGCGTCTTTTGCTGCGTTCCATTCATGGCCGGACCTACTGGAAATATCGTCCAGCCGCGCGAGCAGGGCTTCGACTTCGGCGGTCATTTCTCTCCCTCCACCGCAACAATACGTATCCCGCGCTTGACCAATTCCGGCCACCACGCGACGCCGTATCCGCGCATGGCGTGCTCTGCCGCTCTGATCGGGCAGCGGAACATTCGGCCGCTCAGGCGCCCATCGGTACGGCGAACGGCGAACCATTCGCCTTTGTGCGCGATGCCGTTACGGTCGGCGCTCATTTGGCTACCTTTTTGTAAGCCGCCGCGATGCGCTCAAGCGTTGCATCGCGCAGCGCGTCGTCTAAGATCATGCTCGCAACGTCCGCGGCGGATTGGTATTTGCGCTTGCCGATGAATTTGTCCACGTCGGCGATGATAGTTGCGTCTGGAACCGGGGCAGCAGCGGGCGCAGGGGGCGACTCGGGACCGGCATCGCCGCCAGTGCTCCCGTTACCCTGCGCCGCTGCTTTCGATACAGCCGCTACGGCAGGCGGGGCACTGTTGCCCACATTGTCGCGCTTCTGTGCGACCTGCGTAGCGGCTGACTCGGGTCCAGCTCCGCCGCCCGCGCCGGAGAGCGAAGGGAGACTTACACCGTCCGTTAGCAACTGCTGCACTGGCGGCGGGCTGGATTGCTTCGCGCCGGATGCAGCGCGTAATTGCGTCCACACGGCCAAGCGCTCGCCCGTGTGTTCGTCGATTTGCTTCCCATCAAGGAATATCGGCTCAAGCTCCCTTTCGAGTTTCTTGATGTGCTCAGGAATACCTGCCTCCCCAGGTGTCATTTTGCAAGCTACAAGCATGTCGTACATGAATTGCTTCTCACATATCGGCTGATAACCGGCATCGACGATTTGCGTTTTTCCTTCGATCTTGACGAAGCGCACCTTTGGCTCCGCTCTCAGGCAAATTATCAGCAGCGTTGGATACCGACGCAGGTAGTTCATGAACACGCGCTTATGGCGCAGCTTGGCTGTTTTCCAAGCCGGACCGCTCAATGCTTCCATGCGCTTCACGTCGCCTTTGCACATGCGCTCTAGCGTTTCCTCCTGAATGTCGCAGATTCCTCCGTCGCCGTCGTATTCCGCAGAGCCAGAATCCAGAATTACGGCCTTGTAACCAATTGCAGACTTGAGCGCTTCGACGCAGTTTTCTGGCGTGAATGGGGGCTGGAAATCGAGCCAATCCCAGGGCTGGTAGCGTGGCTTTTTGTACAGCGCTCTTTTTTCCTCGGTATCAATCACTGCAAACGGCACGCCCGCACCGCAGTAACCGCGCGCCATGCGCATGGCGCTCTCCGTCTTGCCGCAACCGCTCGGGCCAGCGATCGCTATTGCTGGCGTCTTGGTAAATTGCACGTCGATCGACGGCATGAAGCAGTAGTTCATGCGTGCTCCAGGTCGGGCTTTTGCTGCGGTTCCTGCGTAGCCCTCAGTACCTCGCGTATCTCGTAGGCAAGATTCGAGCATTCGTCGCGCCGTCCGCACGTCGCGGCCTGATCGTGATCGCCGTCCTTGTGGTAGAAGTTGGGCGGCAGGTATTCCGCGTGCAGTTTGGCTTTCGCCTCGCACATCGCAGCGGCGTAAAGCATACCTTCGCGGTAGCCGATTTCGTACCCGCTTTTCATGCCGGCGAGCGCGATGCGCTGCGCAGAGTCGATTGACTGCCTGATAATATTTTCTGTGCTCACTTCGCCTCCTTCTTTGCAGGTTGCGCTTTCGGTTCGCGCGCCTTCCTGGGCTTGCTGTTGACCGCAGCGATGATCTTTTTCAAATCGACCGTCTCCACTGATTGAGAATAGCGCTCGAACACCTCCGGTACGGGTCGCTCGTCTGACTGGCTCGCGGGCGTCCACTCGGTAATGGTGATTTTGTACAAGTCAATCTCCCTTAAAAACGTCCGCCACATTGAACGGAATGCCGTCCGCGTCGGCGTCGGACTGCTGGCGCTCCTCTGCCTCAGCCAACATCCACGCTTTTGGCTCTGCCCACGCGATGCGCGACGGATAGGCGGGCCATTTCCCGGCCTCAAGGCACGATTTCCAGGTTGCCAGGGCTACGGACAGCTTCGCCTTGGCCAGAGCCTGCCACGCGGGCGCCAAGCCGATTAGCGAGCAGGAATACGGCGCTTTGGTCTCTTGCACAAGCGTTACCACGCGGCAGGCCGTCGGGTCCGACAGCGAGTTGACCCCGCGCTCGTACAGGACGATGCCGGTGTCGTAGCCTGGGAGCTGCGTCCTGATCCAGCTATCCGGCGCCGCGGAGCCCGGTGTGGTCTTGAAACTCAGGCAAATCCTGCGATCCGCGGTCAACCAATCGGGCCTGACCTTGCAGCGCATGTCGTCCACATCGAAGATGATGGTCGATTCTGCTTCCCCGGTGCTGAATACCCCGGCTATCTCGCTGGACGCAACGAACGCCTGCGCCGCCTTGACCATCGTCCAGACCTCGCTCACCTTGCGCTCCAGGATCGGAAGTTTGCCAACCGCACGGGCCTCGTCTCGCGCCTGCTGCGCCGCTTTCGTGCGCCAGTCGGGCGCGTCCACCACCACCAGCGAGGACGTTCCGCCCTCAAGCAGGCAGGCATGGGCGAAGGTTCCGATGTCCGCCGTACCGTTGTCATCGCGCACACGGTCAGAATTCCATGGACTTTCCGTCCAAGCGTGCAGGGGGGACTTGTCCAGCAATGTCTGGGCGAGGCCGGCACTAAACGCCTGCTCGTCAAGGTATGTGGCCATTGGTAAATCTGAGTACAGACCCGGTTTCATGCTCTCCCTCCTTTGAAATTCCTACTTCGTCAATTCCTTTAGCGTGAACGTCGATACCTGCCGGTCGAACACATGCGTTACCGATACACCTCCCACGTTTTCGGGTTTAGGCGACAGGAAGCGCAACCTCTCGATCAGAATGCGGATGTCAGAGCGCAGCGCATCATTCTCCGCCTGCATCGCGTTCGTTTGTGTCGATCCAGGATACAGTTTGCCGACGTACAGACCGCTTCCGTCCGGCACTATGAAGCGCACGGTCTTCGTCTCCCAATCGACGTTGGCGTTCAGCGGCCATTCTTCGCGGTGCATTTCTAGCCCCCAGGCTTCAACGGCCTTCCGGCCAGGTCCAGGTCGCTTTGGTAACTCATTGCGCTGCTCCACGCATTAACCTCCAGCCTTTTGTGTAGTAGTACTCACATATCCTGCATCGGCGTGTTCCGGCTTTTAGAACGCGAGTGTTTTTTTCATTAAACTCATGTCCATGATCGCAATGTGTCTTTGCCGCATTTGTTACGGTTATATTTGCCCCTCTATGGGTATTGGTGTTGTGACTCACTGTGTTATTTCGTACCGGTTCCGAATGGTAGGGAATATGTTTCCATGTTTTCCTGTTTTTAATATTGTAGATAGTGGTTTCTGTAGTTCCGTAATCCTTCGCAATCTTACCGTACGGCCTTTCGTCATTGAGAATCGCTTTAACCGATGTCTCGTTTAATTGTGAGTTACCATTTCCTTCGCCTACCGCACAATTGCCGCTGCGCATCGTGTCTATAGCGTTCTCTTTTGGAGTGCCTGCGTATAAGTGGTCGGGGTTCACACATCTTCTGTTATTACATTTATGACATATGAAAAGACCATCGGGGACAGGACCGTTGTGCAAAGTCCACGAAAAGACGTGCGCTCTATAGTGCTTATATTTAATATCGAGTCGGCCATATCCATCTTTTTCCGTTGAACCTAGCCAATTCCAGCAACTCTCTGTTTTTTCGACCCGCAACCAAAAGCGCTCGATTGGATCAACAAATCGTCCAAGCAAGGTATGCCTTATCATTTTCCTGGCCTCAATGGACTGCCGTAGGTGGTTAAATCACCTTCTGCGGTGGTGACGTGTTTGTCCGCGCGTTCGTCCTGTTTGTCGTCGTGAAAATCGGCTGGAGTCAAATTGAGTGCCCAGTAAGCTCCGCGCGCAAATCCAAGCATGTACAAATCGTCAATCGCAGGTATGCGAACAATTTTTGGCATTTCGCCAAGGTCAACTTCAAGCTGGCTGCGAGCAGCGGCTTTAATATCTGATAAATTCATTTCTCACTCTCCCTGATCCGGCGCTCTTCCCATTCGTCGCCGGGCGGGTCCTCCGCTGCGATCTGCGCCTTGACGCAGCGTGAGCAGTAGTACCGTGCTCCGTCCCATTCGCAGCCATCGTCGTGATCGGTTTCGCCCCAGGTCTCGCAGACGTAGCAGATTTCGTAGCTCATGGCGCCTTTGAATGCATAAATTTTATCCATTCCTGAACATCCTGCGCTGCCTGCAAATACGCGTCGCTCGGACGAATAATTCCACCATCCATAATCTTTTCCTGTCCCGGTTGATACGTTTTCCAGATGCGATAGCGCAAGACTGCCGGGAGCTTGTACCAATGCGTTTTGCATCCCCACATAGCGGGCGGTACTTGCTTATCGCATCCAGGCCAGTGGCAGAAGTGCTCCCGCGACTGCGGTTGCGACTTGACGTAATCCGCTTTGCTCATATCACGCTTTCCATTTCGGCGCCCTAGCCCCGCGGTCGAGAACATAGATCCCGCGCTGCCTAAGGTAGGCAATCGCCCGCGCACGCTTTTCGTCCATCGTCACCGCGCGGGGCAGGGGATCAGCCGGGCGCTCGATTTGCTTTACCAGTCTGAGGCGAAATTGCATGGCTTCCTCCTATGGTGGCGTCGGTAACTCTGCTGCCATCGCGGTATCAAGCGCCGCATCCAATCCATCCGGACTCATGGGTTGCTCAATGCCCAATTCGGCCATATGATCCTCTAAGGCATTCTGATCCGGCACCCATTGACGCAGCCAGCGGTATCTAGCCGCATCTTTACGCAGTTCGACAAGCTCGGACGCGGGCACCAGGATTGCATCGTGCTCAGTCATCTTGCCACCTTAGCGATTGCCTCTCGGGCCAGTTTTTGCGACCATTCCCACATGCGCGAGCGAAAATCGCCCGGTGCTTCGGTTTCAATGCGATCCAGAAAATGTGGATCGTATTTGCTCACTTTCCCTTCGGCTATATCTTCGAGTGCGGTCAGTAGGTCATTGTTGACCGAGCGCAGGCGGTCAATCTCAGCGTGTAGTGATTGGTACGATTCCATCTGTTCTACTGTGCTCATTTTTCCTCCCTCTCGGCAAGCGTACTATTGAGCATACTAAGCATGGCAGAAAAATCCCACGATCACGCCGATTACCGCACCAAACGTGCCACCGATCCATAGTCCGAGCATTCCAAGAATCGCCACCATCGGCACGGTGCAGAGCAGGAACAGAAAAACGACAATTGCGGCGACGGTAATCACGATGTCGCCTTGGCGATCGCGGCGCGGGCAACCGCGGCGAGCACCGCTTCGTGTGCCCCGTCGTCATACTTATCCACGATTTTTTGAAGCCCGGCCAGCAGATCTGGCGCGGCGGCGATAAGGCGGGCGATGTCCGGTTGCTCGCCGTCAGTGCCCCCGAACAGATCGGCGACATAGACAATGTGCCCGCCGATCTCTGTCACTACATTAATGCCTTTTCCAGGCACATCCGGTCCGACGTGCCAGCTACCGCCCAAATTGTTCTGCGTGCTCATAATCCCGTCTCCCTCTCGCGTTAAAATTCCATCGCCTCGGCTTCTACTTCCGCGCGGCTAAAACGTGCGGGTGTTCCTGCCGCCCAACGCTCTTCAAGAGCGGCCAGCAGCGCCAATGCTTCCGCGTTCGTCCCGTCGCACGGCAGATCACAACAATCATCGGTATTTTCGCGTGCGATTAAACGCTGCACCGCTGCGGCTTTTTCGATTTTGCTCATGATCCGTTCTCCCTGTTTAAAATTCCATCGCCTCGGCCAGACTCGCAACGCGGGTGCAGCCATTGTGCGGGATAAATTTGTAGTAGCGCGATCCGTCCGCCGAAGTCAGCGCATACTGATCCGGCAGGTAATTGCCCGGTGTCGGCACGCGCGCCAGGACACGCAACTGCATAAACCCGACCTTGACCGTCTCGCCGACTTGCCACTGCTGCAATGTGCGGGTAATCATTTCCGTTCCTCCCTTTTTGCGCCGCCGCGCAGCGCATGATTTAGTAATCGGTGTCGCCCTCGATCTCGTCAACAGCGATCTGCGCAGCATCTATGCGCTGCTGATCGTGCGCCAATTGTGCCGCCAGCAGTTCGTTGTATGCGGCGGCGAGCGCGTTTTGACGCTCAACCGCTTCAACGTACCGCGTTGCCGTTTTTCCAGTCAGTTGCATTTCTGTCTCCCTAATGTCCCGCGCGATCGCGGTATGATTTACTGTAGCGCACACAATACGAATTAGTCAAGAGTTTTTTTCGGTTTCGCAAAAATATTTTCCTCCGTTGCAATTCTGCGCTATATTATACCGCATGGCTACGAAAAAAATGATTACAGCGGCGCAGTTTGCCGCACAGTGGAGTATTTCCCCGGTGTGGGTGCGCCGACTGTGCCAGCAAGCGCGCATTAAAGGCGCTGTGAAGGTCGGGCGCGATTGGCTTGTGCCTGATACTGCGAAATATCCACAGCTATTCAAGCGCGGTCCGAAACCGGCATGATCGAAACCACCACGCCGGAATTGCCGGACGAGCGGTGCGGCACTTGCGCGATGGCACGACCGGCTGACGACGCGAGCGGCGTCCTGCACGCGGCAGGCTGGCTGCACTGCGAGCACCATCGCGCATGGGAATTCGTATCGCCGCTGCACGGATGCCACTTCGATCCGTCGCGCTGGCTCGCCAAACCGAGGGGAAAGCCGTGAAGGATTGGAAACTCAAGCGCACGGCCCAATGCATCGGATGCCCCTGGCGCGTTGAGACCGACCCGCACGATATACCGAATGGCTACGACGTGGAAAAACACCGCGCGCTATCTGCGACGATAGCAACGCCTGGCGACATATCCGGCATTTTCGAGCCCATGCACATTATGGCGTGCCATGAAACCGAGGCCGCGCATTGCATTGGATGGCTCGCAAATCAACTCGGTCCTGGCAACAATATTCCGCTGCGGATCGCCATGACCGGCTGTTCTAACGCAAAATCGATCCGGCTTCGCGGAAAGCAGCACGCGACATTTGAGGATACGTTGCCGTGAAAGAGTTGATCCCGCCGCTTCTCCTGCGCGCAGGCCCCCTCTCAATCGAGCGCATCGGCGCCGAGCTCGGCAATCCGAACGATCGCACCCTGCGCGCCTGGCTCACTGCGCTGCGCGACGAAGGGCGCATTGTGCAGCGGTACGCGGGCAGGAACGGCATAAACGGGCGCGTCTATGCCTACGACATCGCGCCTGCGTATTCGCCGCTGCCGACGATGCGGGCGACGGAATACCGGCAGCGGATGCCCACGGGCACCCCGCCCGAGGCCGTGCGGCGGCTTTTCCGGCTGGAGTAAGGGGTAGGGCAGGGTGGTGCTAAACTGCGCTCTAACCGGCCGCGGTAAGTTCCCTCCTGCCGCCGGCTAGGCCCCGGCTCGCTTTCCTATGCCGCGCACGGGTTCCGGGGCCGACCAGAATGCTGACCTCGGCGCGGTGTGGCTCCTGCGCCGAGGCGGGGGCAGTGAATGCTCGGCGCGTGCGGCAACCGGAGCTCGCGCGCGGCTGAGACAGCCCCCGGCGTGCGGGTTGCGCCGGGGGCGAACAGAACGCTCGACCGCACGGTAATCCTATCGCCGCGCCGGAGAAGCTAGGCCCGGATCTGGCGCTGCGTCAGTCCGGGCCGCCTACGGAGCACGATCGCGATGCTGTGCGAACAATTGCAACTCGATACCGGCGCCATTTTCGAGCAGGTGCGCGACGGCGACCACACAGTGCGCTGCATTTTCAACCGGCATTATTCGCGCAGGCATTACGCCGATGGTCGCGCGCCTTATCTATTCGTCGGGCCAGGGCAAAAAATGGTGCTGCTCACGCCGGATGCGCGTGCTATTTTCGTATGGCGTAAATTCATTAGTGACGACAATCAGAGCGGGATTAATTGCGCCGTGTTTCGCAATGAGGGACTGATTCAGTCCAGCGATTTGATCCGCGAGGCGATGCGTCTCGCGTGGCTGCGCTGGCCGGGTGAGCGGTTTTACACCTATGTCAATCCGCGCGCCATACGTAGCATAAACCCAGGCGCTTGTTTCAAATTCGCTGGCTGGCGGCATTGCGGCCAAACTAAGGGCGGATTAGTGATTTTAGAGGCACTGCCATCGTTATGATCGTCAGCCGCAGAAAGCCAGGCCCCGACCACTCAGCGGTGATGCGCGGGATTGCGCGCATGCGCCGGTTCGAGCGGGAGCGGGCGCAGTGGATTCGAGAGCATCCCGGCGCCAGCCATGACGAACTGCGCCGGGCGATGGATGAACTTGCGGCAAGGCTGACGCCAGGGGGTTAAAGCAGGCGCTGCCTGAGCATCGCGTCGGCAATCATGTAGGCCCGTTCGACCAGGCGCAGGAACGTGTACGGTTGTTCTGATGCGTTTAGGCGTTCGTGCGCGACTGGCAATGCCTTTGCCGCGAAGTAATCGCGCAGGCTCATTCCAAGCTCTTTATCGGATGCGCCGGGGAACGCGGGGCCGCCGTCGGGCTTCATTGGCCATCCTCGTCGCGCACCACGGAAAATTGTTTGGCAAGCTGGCTGTAGCGCCCGGTCAACCTGTCGTAGCGCAGCGTCACCATGCCGGGGCGCCCCAAGTGCTTGAAGCGCATCTTTTGCACGTGGATATCCACGTCCCGGCATTTCGGGTCGGACAAATCACGGTGCACGGTGATGCAGGCATCGGCCTTGTTCCACCAGTGCTGGCTGTCCGATATCGTGTCGGGCGTAGGAATCGGTAACTTGCCGTTGCTGTCCAGGCGCTTCAATTTCTGCGGATGCGCGACAATCCAAACGTGGGTGCGCCGCTCGCGCGCCCACTGGCGCACCATGCCGAGCGTTTGTGAAACGTATTCCGTCATCGACATGTGGGCAGGGCGCATGTGCTCAAGCTCGTTCCAAGGATCAACAATCAGGCCGCGCTTGGCGTCGGAAAAGTCGTCATCGAAAAAAACGGACGCATCGCGCAAGATTTCGTGCATCGAAACGGGTTCGTCCTGCTTGTGATCGAGAAAAAAGAAGCGCTGCGCCACTTCGTCTATGGCCTCTTTCACTTCGTCCACGCTCATGCGTTCGGTGGGCCCGGCGCGGAACGGCTTATTCGTCACTTTTTCCAGCCACTTCGAGATATGCAACTCATGCGGCAGATTTTCGGGCGAGAAAATCGCAAAGCGCCATCCCTGATAGGCCAAATTGAGCATAAGCGCGTCCAGCCATTCCGATTTACCGGAACCCGGCCAGCCGGTAAGGATGGTAAGCATCCCCGGCGCGACCGTGTAATGCTTGTCCAGTTCGGGCCAGCCGGTTTTATCCCCGCGTGGGAGTCCGGTTTCGTACAGGCGCAGGACACGATCGCGCAGTTGATCGATGCGCACGATTTTCATATCACCAGCCTATCTGGATCATGGTCCGGTTTGACTTCATCTTCCCATCGGCGCGCGTTCAGCCATTTCGCAGGGTAGGGGATAAACTGGCCGTTTTCCTTCGACCATTGGCCGTTTGATTTCTGCGCCGCGACGGCGGCAAGGATGCGCGCCTGCAAGTCGGCGTCTGGATTTTGTTCAATCCAGGCGTGAATCGCGTCCGCTTTTGCTTCTTTTCGCGGATATAGTTCCCAGAAGGCGGAAAACCCGGCAGGCGGCTCGCCGTTGCCTTTATCGGACGGTTTTTTAGCTGATTGCGCTGCGCTTGCAGTCGGTGCCACATAGCCGCCCGCAATGTGTTCCTTGCCCCACGGCGGCATGGGTAACTTGCTCGCCTTCGCCCACCGGCGCTGGTTCCAGTTCTCGACCGCGGCATATTTTTTGCCGTTGACGGCATAGGCGCTCAGCAATTCGATTTCAATGAGTTCCGCCGTGCACTTGGCGATCCGCTCAAGGTCGAATTGGTCCCGGCCAGGCAGCGCCCGGATTTTCAGGTTCATCGGATCAATGTCGAGCAATCCGAAATCGTCAGCAATCAGTAAAAGCCGCACATAGAGCAATTCCGCCGCCTCGCTGACGGAATTTATCTTCACCGACCACAAGAGGCCGGAGCGCAGAACCCGATCAGGCATTTTCGGTTGCCGGTCCGCACGACAATCGAGATTGCAGCCAGCGATCAAGGTCCGCCCTCCTGTATCTGATCTGGTTTCCTACGCGGATAAATGGGGGTCCGTAGTCAGACCTCAGCCGCCAAGCCGCAAGCGTCCCTCGGTGCACCTGGAGTGCATCGGCAGCTTGCTGGGGCGTCAGCAGTGTATTCAGTTCACCCATGCACAAATCATACGCAAGATTGCCAAATACGCAAGATCGTTCTATATCTGTTCCCGTAATCTCACAGTGAAATCACTGTGTTGCAACTGTGTTTCCTCAGTGTTCTCACCCACGCTGTTACTGTTACTGATACTGTAAACCCTCTTCCCCGACCGTTCCTGCGCCACGACCGACTGCGCGCCTTCGGCTTGCCAGCGGTCAACACCTGTTCAACAACCGCTGCACGACCGTTGAACGACCGTTCCCGTTCTCCTCCACCTCGCGCGTCCATACTCTAAATCAAATCGTAGTGATCGCTTACTAACTGTCAGTAGTTCGACAGAGTGGACGACAAACCGGAAAAGGGGTCACCCGCCACCCCTGATTGCTACTTATAGTCATCATCGCAGCCAGACGAAACGGCGCCAGGACGGACGCCAGGACGGCCTCCGCGCCTACCGTTCGTCCGCAGTGCAGCATGGCGGAAAATTGGCAATGGTAGCCAAAGCGGTCTTATGTAAAACGATTGTGACAGCGTTTAGACTTGTTCCAATCGCACCGCACCACGCGCCGTCACGGCCTCGACCTGGCGCCGCGCCGATCTTTGGGACCGCTGGCCGGCCACGGACGGGGGTGTGCATTTGCAGGTGACGCCTCAGCGAAAATATGGACTCCCTGCCCCATTTTGCACAATTGTTTGACATTTTTAACCGATCGGCTATGCTTTACTCTTTACGTAGGGAGGGGGTAAAAATGGGGTCCGTGGAAGAGAGATACCTGGAAGGCATCCCTGTACTTTCCAGGGGAGTGATGGAACGGGCGTTTGCTGGTACAGGCAGTCCGCGCAACGCCATCAAGGCGAAGTGTCTGGACTGCTCGAACTGGCAGAGGCAGGAGATAACGCATTGCCGTGTCTTGACGTGTCCCTTGCATGCTTGGAGGCCATTTCAGAAGGCGGCAGGGGCGGGGTGAAGGTGAAGTGGTGCCCGGGGTGCCTGGAGGAGAAGCACGTGGGGCTGTTTGGACGGAACAAGGGCAGGCATGACGGCTTGGCGTGCTATTGCCTGCCTTGCAACGCTCGGCTGGTGCGCGAGCACAGGATACGGACCGGTAAGGTGAAGCCTGGGCGAAAAGTGGGCAGGCCGAGGAAGGGGGCGGCGTGCAAGGGCGGGTGATCGTCGGGGATTGCCGGGTGGTGCTGCCTAGCTTGCAGGCGGGCAGTGTGAATTGCTGCGTGACGTCGCCGCCTTATTGGGGCTTGCGCGATTACGGCGTAGCAGATCAGATTGGATTGGAAAGCACGCCGGCTGAATACGTGGCGCAGATGGTTGCCGTGTTCCGCGAAGTGCGGCGCGTGCTGCGCGACGATGGGACGCTGTGGTTGAACCTGGGGGATTGTTACTCGTCGTCGAATCACGGAAGCGGCGGCAAGACGAAATTTGCCGCTGACAAGCGCACGCCTGGAATGTTTTTTGACGGGACCGGGTTAGATGATGGGCTTGCGTCGAAAAATCTTGCCGGCATCCCTTGGCGCGTTGCGTTCGCATTGCAAGCCGATGGCTGGTATCTGCGCCAGGACATCATATGGGCGAAGCCAAATCCGATGCCCGAGTCCGTCACCGACCGCTGCACAAAATCACATGAATACATTTTTTTGCTGAGCAAGAGCGCGAACTATTACTTCGATGCCGACGCTATTGCAGAAGACACGGTTTATCCAATTGGATCCAGAAAGGATGTGAAGAAAGGTTTTTTTCAAGGCAAGACGGCGGAGCAAGATCAGCCGGCATTCCGGGCGATACGCGACACGCGCAACAAGCGCTCCGTCTGGACCGTCGCCACGCAGGGATACCCGGAAAGCCATTTCGCTGTATTTCCTCCGGCGCTGATCGAGCCGTGCATCGCGGCGGGATGTCCTGTTGGCGGCGTGGTGCTCGATCCATTCGGCGGCAGCGGCACCACAGGGCGGGCCGCCGAGGCACTTGGCCGGAATTGGCTGCTGATCGAACTGAACGAAAATTACGCCAAATTGTGCGCCGCCCGCACGCGCCAGATTGCGATGGAGTTGACGGCGTGATTATCGGACTTGATCCGGGGACGACTGAGAGCGCGTTCGTGGTGCTGCATGATGGCGCGCCCGCCTTGCACGGCAAGGAATCGAATTACGAAGTCTTGGCGCGTCTGCGGGCCGAGTGGGAGATTGGGGACTGCCTGCTTGCGATCGAGGACATAGCCAGCATGGGGATGGCAGTCGGTCGGGAGATATTCCAGACCGTGAAATGGATAGGCCGCTTTCAGGAAGCGTGGGAGCGCCGCGGCGGGACAGTGCGGTTGATTTACCGGCGCGAGGTTAAACTGTTCCTGTGCGAATCGAGCAAAGCCAATGATTCCAACATTCGCGCCGCGATCATCGACAGGTACGGCGGGCAGGCTGCGGCGATCGGTGTCAAGAAGTCACCGGGTCCGCTCTATGGCATCAAGTCGGATCGGTGGTCGGCACTCGCTTGTGCGCTTTGTGCAGAAGGCAAACCAGCGCCGTCGCAGTTGATTATGCCGCCACAGAAGCAACCTTCCGAGCAACTTTTTTGACGGAGAAAACAGTGGACGAGGAATGGCGTCCGGTTGTTGGCTTTGAAGAATATTTGGAGATTTCTTCTCACGGTAGAGTGCGCAGCTTACCCAAGAAAGACCGACTTGGGAGAATACATCATGGGCGATTTCTGCATTTGCGCATGTCTGGAAGATATATGCGAACACGGCTTTGCTTGAATGGCGTAAAGCGCGAATTGTGCGTTCATCAAATGGTGCTTGAAGCGTTCGTTGGTCCAAGGCCGGAAGGAATGCAGGCGTGCCATTTTCCAGACAGAAGCACTAGGAATAATCGGCTTGAGAATTTACGATGGGACACCGGATCAGAAAACACTATCGACAAAATTCGACACGGAACAATAGCTTGCGGAGAGCGTAACGGATTTTCCATACTTACAGCGCAGGACGTTCTTGAGATCAGGGAGAAACTGAAACACGGCGGAAAAAATAGAACGTTGGGACGCGAGTATGGCGTATCAGGAACCCACATCAAGCGAATAGGTCTGAGGCTGGTTTGGAATCATGTTTAGCGGAGCATGATCCTTGGCCGAAATAGATAGGAACCTGCTCGAAAAGCTCTCCTCCGACCGCGCGCTCGCCTCGGCGGTTCTGTTCCGGCATCGGCATCCGCAGGAAAGTGCTCCGTTCCACATTGAAATGCTCGATCTGTGGTCAAGCGGGGAAGAGCTTGTTGTTCTGGAGGCGTTCCGCGAAGCGGGAAAAACCACGTGCGCCGAGGAATTTCTCTGTCTTGGCGGCTGCTACGGCAACTATCCATATGCCCTGATCGTGGGGGAGACGTACTCAAAGGCGTGTCAAAGGCTTGAGGCCGTCGCCAAGGAAGCGCTGCACAACAAGGCGCTGCACTCCCTCTTTGGCGGCAAGGTGCTATCGCGCAAGCCCACGGAAAACCGCGTGTGGTTCAAATCCGGCGCTCTCCTGGAGGCGCTTGGATGGGAGATGGAACTCCAGTCGCTTAAGTACCTCGATCACCGCCCCTATCTTGCCTATCTTGACGACGTGGAAAACCAGGAGCGGGTGCGCGATTCGGATGCCGTCGATCAGAGCGAGCGCAAGTTCTGGCTGGAATTGCTCCCGGCGATGGACAAGATGAACCGGCGGATCCGGATTACGCAAACGCGCCGCGCCGAGGACTGCCTGATTACCCGCTTCATGACGAACCCGTCCTTTGTCTATCGCGGCTACCCGATCTGCAACGGCCCGCCCGATGACCCGAAAACCGTGTCCCTGTGGCCCGCGCGCTATTCGATGGAGTGGATTCGCGCCGAGCGGGAACGTTACAAGTCCGCCGGCCGCCTGAGCGACTTCCTGCAATCCTACATGCTCCAGGCGACGAACCCCGAATCCAAGCCCTTCCGCGACGAGCACATCCGGGCGATGGACACGGCGCCGTGGCAGTGGATGCCGAAATACGCCATCTACGACCCGGCGCGCACCACGAACCCGGAAAAGTCCGACCAGTGCGGTAAGGTAGTGGTCTCCCGCTTTGGTGCGCGCATCTTGGTGCACGAATCCCACGGCTACTATTGGAAGCCCGACGCCTTCATTAAGGACTTGTTCGAGACGAACGAGCGGCACGCACCCGCGGCGATGGGGGTAGAGAAAAACTCGCTCGATGACTGGCTGATGCAGCCGATCCAGTTGGAAATGATGAAGCGCGGCGTGGCGCTGCCCTTGAAAGCCTTGCAGGCGCCCCAAGACCGGAACAAGGACACCTTCATCTTGGGCTTACAGGCGTTCTTCGAGGCGGGCGACATTGTGCTAATTGGCGGGAAGATCGCGCATTCTCAGTTGGTGGCCGAGATTCTGAATTTCCCGAGCGGGACGAAGAACATCCTGAACGCCCTGGCGTATAGTCTCCGCATGTTCAGCGGGCAACCCATCTACGAGGACTTCGGGCACGCCAATATCGGCGATGCGCCGGCAGCCCGCGCCGGCGAAACGGTGCATGTCTGCTTCAACGCTACCCCCGCCGAAACCGTGTGCGTGGCGATCCTGCGGGATAAACGCTCGCTTTTCGTGGCGGCGGACTTTTCAGCCAGCGGCCAGCCCTCCGAAACCGTCAAAATCCTCGCCGCCGACCTGCGCGCTCAGTTTCCGGGCGCCCGGTTCTCCATCTGGGTGCCCGCCGAGGTGTACGACCAATACCAGCGCATTGCCCTTGTGCCGGCGCTCCGGGCGGGCGGCATGGTCCCCTACCGGGGCGAGCACGTGGCGATTGCCCGAGGGTGCCTTGCCGACAAGATCAAGACCGTCGTGCGCCAGCGGCGTATGCTCATGGTGGACGAGAAAGCGCGGCTGTCGGCGAATGCCCTGTCCGCCGGGTACTGCCTGCCGGTCGAACGCGGCGGGCGGACGAATACCGAGCCCGAGGCGGGGATTTCCAGGCTGGTAGGGGAAGCTCTGGAGTGTGTTTCTTTCCAGCTTTCGCGGGAGATATTTGACAACCCCATGAAAGGAGCGCACATTTCGGAAAACGCCCAAGGCGTTCAGTACGCATCTGCCCTTGTACAACGGAGGTAACATGGCCATAACTAAGTCGCGCGAAAGTCGGAAATCTCCCAGTCAGAACCCCACAGAATATTTCAAAAGCGTGCCCAGTGGCGGCACCCACGGCGCGAAGAACTACACCGCGCCGACGAAGCTCTCCGGCGGGCCGCAGCGTGAGAACGTCATGGGCGGCGGGAAGCGGACATGAAGAAGAAAATGCCCAAGGAAAAGATGCCCGGCAAGGGCAAGAAGCCGCGGCCGTATGTATACAATATGGTTTGTGCGCCATGAACAAGCCGACCATAGGCAGAATTGTCCACGTGCATCGCGGCGCATCCGAGCAGGCTGAACCGGCGATTATCTGCTTCGTGCACAGCGATCGCCTGGTCAATGTCGCGGGATTCAGTCACAACGGCGTTCCATTCGCAGCCACGAGCCTGCAACTGCTCCAGGAAAAGGATGCGCCGCCGGCCGGGCACTACGCCGAATGGCCTGTCATCGTTGCGCCGGAAAAAGCGTCCGTGACTGAGAACGGCGGCAAGCAGGCGGGAAAATCATGAGCGGCAGCGGAGGCGAAGCGCCCCGCCGCGCGTTCGGCGCAGTGGCGAAGAAGCCGGCATCGAAGATTCCCGGCACCGACCGCGGACAATTCAGCAAGATGCCCGAAGGCCCGAGCGTCGGCATGAGCGCGAAAGGGCCGAAGGTCAGGACACCCTCGGGCGGCGGGGTGCTGGCGCAGAAGGCGCGGGAAAACAGGCTCCGTGGCGTGAAAATATAGAATCGCGCATGAATGATCTCCAAGGGCACGTCGAGCAGTAGCAAAAAAAAGAAACATCTGCCGTCAACAACGGTGGATAGCAAGGCCCCCCCCGATACCCTCGAAACCGGCAAGCCGAAGATTGAAAACTGGGCAGACAAGCCCGAAAGCGCAGCCTACGAGGCAGCGACCAAGCTCTACAACAAAATCGAGGCGTGTTACCGCAACCAAGAAGAACAAGCGGACAGAATTTCAGAATTTTGGAATATATTCAACGCGATACCTGACGAGAATCAGGTTTACAGCGGAAATTCCCAAGCCTATGTTCCCGCCGTGCGCGACGCCATCAACGCCCGCGCCAAACGCCAACTCAAGCAGCTTTTCCCCGCCAGTCACCGCCACGTAGACGCGATTTCCGCCGACGCGGAGATTCCGTACACGCAACTGTCGCTGCTCGAGCACTACATCCGCAAAACGCGCCTGAAAGACACGGTGCGCTCCTGCCTCATTGCCGGGGATGTCACCGGCCAGTGGAATCTGTATATCGACTGGACGAAATCCTACCGGCGCGTGACCGGCATCGTGCAGCGCAATCCGATCTTGAAGCAGATCGAAGGGGAGTCCGTTGAAGACCTCGGCTTGGATGACCCGCTCGGAGACGATGAAGAAGCCCTGGAGTCCGAGGATGTTGTCGAAGAGGGGCCGGAAATCGTTGACTTTGCTACCGAGGACTTGGCGGTACTTCCTCCGACAGCGCAATCTATCGAGAAAGCTCAAGCTACCAGCCTGAAACTGCGCATGTCGCAGGAAAAGTTCGAACAGATGGTGGACGAGGGCGTATTCGTGCTGCCCGAAGGCTACGACTCGGCGGAGGATTTTTTCAAGGGCAAGGCGCAGCCAAGCAAAGGCATCGGCAACCGCAAAGACCCGGCCAAGCAGGCAGTCCACGGCGCGGGCATCAAGACCGAGGGGACGACTAAATTCGCGCTGATCTACGAGGTGTGCGCGAAGCTCGACCTTGACGGCGACGCGAAGGAACCGGCGATGATCTACTACGCTGGCGAAAACGATATCGTCGGCATCATCCGCCAGCCCTATTGGGGCGGGAAGCGCCCGATCATTTCCGAGGCGGTTGATCGGCGCCAAGGCAGTTTTTTCGGCCGCAGCAAGGTCGAGCCGGTGAAGTACCTGCAATGGAATCTCACGGATTTTTTCAACATGGGGCAGGACAGCGCCATGTATTCTCTGCTCCCGGTGTTTGCGGCGGACCCGGCGAAGAATCCGAATTGGGCGAGCATGGTCATCGGGCTTGCCGCGGTGTGGCCGATTGCGCCGGGGGATTTGAAGCCGGTGGAATTTCCGCAGTTGTACAAGGACTCCATGCAGATGTGCTCAGCCATTAAGTCGCAGATTCAGGAGAGTATGGAAGTCAATGAAGCGATGATGGGAAAACTTCCGCAGGGCAGAAAGAACAACGCCGTCATCGGCCAGCAGCAGCAGGAGCAGCAGACGAACATTTCCGACAGCGCCCAACGATTTGAGGAAGTCATCCTGAATCCCATCCTTGAGCGGCTGTTCGAGTACGACCAGCAGTTCCGCACCGACGAAATCACCGTGAAGGCGCGCGGGGAGCTTGGCGTGAAGGCGAAACTGATTACGATTCCGGTGCAGCAGTGGGGCGAACGCTATTGGTTCTCGTGGCAAGGCACCGAAGTCATGATGGGCCAGCAGCGGCTTCAATCGCAAATCGGCTGGCTCAATATCTTGAAGGGCATTCCTCCGGCCATGCTGGACGGCCGGCGCCTGTCCGTGCTTCCGATCATCGAGGCCGGCACGGAAAATCTGTTCGGCCCGGAAGTCGCGCCGCGTATCCTGATCGACGAGCGCAATCAGTTCTCAATCGACCCGGATACGGAGAACGAGCTGCTCAACAATGGCTTTCCGACAGAAGTGCATGAGGCCGACGACGACACGAAGCATCTGCAATCGCACATGCGCGCCGCGGCACTGACAGGCGACCTAGCGGGGCTATTCAAGGCGCATCTGATTGCGCACGGTCAGGCGCTGCAAAGGAAGCGCCAGATGCAAATGGCGCAGCAGCAGGGCACGCCGGGAAGCCCAGGCGGCGGACAACAGCCGGGCGCCGCGGGCACACCAAGACCGGGCGCGATACCGCAGGCGCCTAAAGGCACACAGCAGCCCCCGGGTTCTGTGCACGCGGACGCGATGGTCGATCCGATGGCGCAGGGGCGAGGATGAAACTCCCTGCGTCGTCCTTTCTCGGCGTCCGCGTAGTCGTGGACTTGGATTCCTGTTGGATGGCAGCAAGTCGCGGGTATCTATGGTGGAAACGCATTGTTGTCGGTCCCGCGTTTTT